CGACAGTCAGAACGTCACCCTGCACACCAGACGAATAGGACAGCTCTGTCTCTAACTGTTCGAAGTCGACATCTGTTTCACCCTGCTCGAGCATGCCCACATAAATCATCACAGCGAGGGTGTCCAGGTCTTCGCCATCGTCTTCGATGGCTTGCAGCCACCACATCCACGGCTTACCTGTCTCCTGCCTGACCAGCCGTGCGGACCTGGCAGACACAGCTGCCACATCAAACGTGACCTGCTTGCCGTCCTGCAACGTGAACCTGACCGTGGTCGACTGTTCGTCAAGCACAGCCTGCGCCACAGCCCTGGCATCAGCGTCTGCGAGCACAGGCGGGCGCGGCACAGCCGTAGGCGTGGCAGCGGGTTTGCCTGTGTCGAAGTTGCCTACTGGCAGCCCTGTGATCTCCGAGATTGTGGTGCTCATTGTGTGATGTCTCCTGGTTTAGTCTGGGAACGCTGCACGTTTGGCCAGCTTCTCTATCTGGGCTAGATAGTAGACGGATGATTCTTCGGCCATTGCCTTTATCGCAGGATGCAAAAAGTAGCCGACACCTGTTGTGTTCTGCCACCCGCCGAACCGGTTACCGCGCCATTTGCCGAACTGTTTGTACCGCTTCGCCCCGAACTCTGCGCCCCAAGAGAACTGGTACTTGGCACCGCCAACAGTGATCGACGCACCCTTTGCTTTCTTGGTTGCTTTGATAGCCCGCGAAGTTTTGGCCCAAACACCGCCGAGACGTTTCGCTCTGGTGCGAGCCTCCTGCGCCACCATGTCGCCAACATCGAAGTTGATGCGCTTCATTGCCTTGACCAGTTCAGGGTCAATAGCTTTCAGATCACGCGAGAACTGTTTGAGTCCTTCCAACCTGATCGTCAGATCCTGTTCGCTGCCACCCATCAGGCCACCGGAATGTAGCAGCCCAACGCAACAATCAGACTGGTCACAGCCGCTGTGGTTGTCACCGTGGCACGCCAATGCGTTTCACCAGAGATGACACCCAAATCTGTCAGGCTCGAATGCTCATCGCCCGCGGTCGAAACCAGGCCTGGTGCGTGACGGCTGGTCGAGGTCCCAAACCCTGCACCGTCGTCACTGTCCACAGTCACAGTGATATCGCCACCAGAACCACCATCGGTGATAGCGACCACGGCCACAACCCAACCGACAGCACCTGCACCCATAGGCACAGCTGTCACAGGTTGCACTTCTGCGGTGACCGCTCCCGCTGTGATTGACAGCACCGGGCCGCGTGCGATGGGCTGCTGGCCTGTGCCGAGCAGCGTGATATCGAACCCGAGCAGATCGCCGACAGAACCGCCCCAAGCCAACGAACCCTGAAACGACTGTGCAATGTACGCAATGTCGCCTTCGGCCATTGTGTCGCCTGCACCAGTCGGCGCTGGCACACCAACAAAGATCGCGTCAGAACCGCCGATCTCTGCGAAGTCCGCAGCGGTCACATCCATCAGACCACCCAACGACAACGCCGCGTCTTTCAGCCCACCCTTGCGACTCACCGCGCCCTTATCACCAAACGTCGTGGCGTCCAAGTCTGCTGCCTTGTAAGACAACGCAAACTGATTCGCTTCGGTATGGCGTGCCACACCGTCTAGGAACAGCTCTGCGCCTGTGAAACAAACAGTGCTCATGGTGTGACCCTTTCAAGTGTGCCAGCCGCACAGAACCTGTCTGCACGTGCCTGGTCGACAAACACGGTACCGCCCGGCTGCACGCGGTCGATGGCATGGTGCCCTAGCACACGACACTCCACACCTGACGGTTTCGGTTTCGCAGCCACCTTTTTGGTTGCCGCCTTTTGGTGGTCGTCATTGTCGTCACCTTCCAAAGATTTCAAGATCGAACACACAGCCGAACACTTCGACACCGTCAACTTCGAGCGACAACGCCTCACTGCAACTGATCACCCTGGCCACAGACACCGTGCCGCCGAGCGTCTTGTCTGCGAACACAGCGGCTTTGATCGACAGCGCACCAGTCGGCGACATAAACCTGTCCAGCTGCTCGAGCGCCAGTTCAGCTTCGGCGGACTGCACCGCGACAGTCAGCTCGATTTCGATGCGGGTCAAGTTCCCTGCGCCGCCGTTCATCGACTGCCAGAAGTCGACACCGCCTGTCAGCATCGAACAGGCAGGCAGCACCACAGTGCCCACAGGCGCGGTCTTGACGTGCAACCCGTCAATGGTTTGCAACGCCGTCTGTAACGCTGCTTTCACGTTGACCAGTTCGAGTGTCGGGTCAGACATCAGACAGGCAACGGGTGACGGCGAAAGTCTGCGATCATCCCGCGAATGCTAGGGATGTCTCGCAGACGGAACGCCCCGAACTCTGCGGACTGCACCACACCAAGCGGCGCGTCTTTCGACTTCCAGCGTTGTGCCGCCAACTGCAAACACGCCTGGTGAATCGGGTCAGGCACAGCAGCCCAACCGAACGTGCCCACAATCTCCACACGTGCGGGCCTGAACCCGTAGGCCGGCCAGTTGAACGTCATCGCGATCAGTTCGCTGACAGGCGCCGTGCAACCTGCGATCAGGGTGCCTGCGACTGGTGCCACAGCAAACCCTGTGCCTTCTGTGACTGTCGTGTCGAAGGTGCCGTCATCGTTGGTGTCAACTTTGACCGACGTGATCTGCCCCGCTGCGATGTCAGGAATGTTCAGGCAACGGCCGTTCACATCGCCGGGCCCGGCGTAACGGGTCGCGCCGGCAACGGTGAAAAACTGTCGGTCGCAGTGCCCGTCAAGTTCGCGTGACGCAGTTTCGATGGCCTGCTCAAGTCCGCTGTCAGCGGTGCTTGTGCCAGTGATACCCAAATACTCTTTGAGGTCGGCCAGGGACGCGTACCCGTTGACCACGCCCACAGCGGTCAGGCCTTCGCGGCGTGTTTGGCTGCTGGCATGGTCTGAGACTTCACAGGTGCGAGCAGGTAACAGTCCTTCGGCAACATGGCGACAACGACGGCAGGGACCACGTCGCCTTTCTGGCAGACGGGTTGACCGTGAACACCAAACGACTCTGTAGCTGTGTACTTCATCTGTTGCCCTTCGAGCGGTGACACCACAACTGTAGTGCCACCGCTCTGACCATAATGGGTATGGCTACGAAGTGGCCCTGGTCAGGTCACTCGAAGCATTGATTGTGGTTGATGCGGTCAGCAGATCGCCGACCGATCCACCAAAGTTGTACTCAGGCAAAAACCCTGTGCCTGTCCATTCAGGGTTGGCTGTCGCCTTGGCACCAGCATCAGGCCGGAACACCACCGCAAACGTTGTGCCGACAAGCGGCCAAATGGTTGCATCAACTTCGCCTGCTGCGAAGTCTTGAATCCAGGTCACAGAAATAGACCAGTCTGCAAGCCCGCCCTTACGGACAACACTTGCGTCTGACATGGCTGTCTCTGTCAGTTCAGCCTTCGAATAGCTCAGGTTGATCTGTTGGATGTGGTCGCTGATGTCTGTGCCGCCGAGGCTCAGAAACGCGTTGTCAAAAACCTCCGTAGCCATGATCTATGCCACGCCGGTCAGCTGCACGAATGAAGCATTGTCGACAAGGTCAGCGCCGAGACGTGCCTTCGCGAAGATGCCACGAGCGCCGGTGGGTCGACCATTGCTACCGAAGACATGCGGAATGATGTCAACCATCGTGCCGACACCCTCAGCGATGACGTAATGCTCCCAGTTGCCCAAGACCATGATGTCGTCTCCTGCGGCCAGCCCTGCGTCCATGTCGCTGTTCTCGTGGACTGGTCGGCCCATGAGCTCGGCGCCGGAACCTTCACCCAAACGCACCCAAAGGCTCGCGCCGTCATCGGTGGCGAACTGGCGAATACGGCTGATCTGAGCGTTGTTCATCATCCACTGTGCGTTACGACGGTGGCGTGTGGCCAACTGATCCCAAACGGTGTAAAGGTCAGCGACAACGAGCACTGTGGTAGTGGCGTTGTTCACTTCGTTTGTCACACCTGCAAGCGCAGCATTGATACCGAACGGCTGGCCCGAACCCGTACCAGTAGCCAAAGCGGCACCGACCAGATCGTTGTAGCCGCCATTGAGTACACGTGACATCTCCGACATGATCGACGGCACAGACGCTGCTGCTTCGAACGACACAGGAATGAACCCGTTCGCCGAGTACAGGGTGATGTCGGTGTTCGTCAGGGTCACGCTGTCGTCTGAGACTTCAGCGTTCTGAGCATCCCACGACCACGCCGCGTTCGGCGATCCAACATTCCGCAACGTGGTGCCAGTGGTCGGCACCCGCCTAGCAATGTCATAAATCGGGTTCTGTGAACCAGACGCGGTGAGCGTGATCTGCGGCTCAATGTCAGTCGGGATGAGATAACCGCCACCAGCGTCAGCGGTCGACATCGCACGAACCTGCTGCGCCGAACGCTCGGCGAACTGGATCGCAGAACGCTGATCGTCAGACAAGCTGCCAATCTCACCAGTGCGAACAAGGGCAGCGAAAGCTGCCTTGTACTCAGGTGAACAGGTACGCAACACAAGCTCAGCCATCGGCTGATCGCCGTGACGCTCAAGCAGGTCAGTCAAACCGGAGCGACGCAAATCGCTCGAGTCTGGCGTCACTTCGGCAGCGGACATAGCGCGTGCCATGAGGTCTGACGGCGAGTCAGAACGGTTGATCTCATCACGGTCGAACGGGTTGCGCTTGCGGTCAATCGGACCCTGTGTACGGGTCGCGGTGGACGGCTGTTGCACTGACCCTGGCGCCGAAGCGAAACGGGTCAACGACTCACCAAGGCCTTCACGGCGGGCCAGTTCTGCGGTGTGCGCTTCGTCAAGCGAAGTGCGGGCAGTATCAAGAGCAGACCACTCGGCACCGCGCGCAACGTATTCGGCGTGTTCGGTTTCGGTCAGGTCGTCGCCGCGTGCAAGGAAAGCTGCGATGACAGGCTGTAGTTCGGCCTGTCGCGCCTGCACACCCTCAAGTGTGGTCGGAATGTCAGCCAAAGGCTGAACGGTGATATCGGTCATTGTCACATCTCCAAATGTGTGAAACCTCCGAATCGTGCGATCCAGAGGCGGCGTTCATGGTCACTGATCGAAATGCCACGTGTGACGGTTTCGGGATCAGCGGCATCGCCAGGCGGCACCGACAGTTCTTCTTCGTCGGTGTGCCCATCAAGGGATGTGCTGCGTATGCCAGTAATGGTAGCGCCTTCATAGGCCGGGTGTGGCACCAGAGACACTTCCTCGAGTCGGACACTGGTGCGAGTCACCGCAGTACCAAACGGCGACTGCGCCGATTTGAGGCCTGACCACTGCGCCGTTTGCGGCTGGTCAATCACACCAACAGACAAAGAATCGAGCACACCGTCACGCACCAGCTCGAGCGCCAGGTCGCCGGCGTCAACCTTCGAAACACGGAACGTGCCACGCAAACCCAAAGCATCCTCTGTCAAATGTGTGGCCACACCCACAGGCAGCTCCGACCTTTGGTGACCATGATTGACGTACAACTTGACGCGGCCAACACCGCGTTCGTTCAACGTTTTGGTGAAGCTGCCACGGGTGAACATTTCTTCGTAGCGGCCCTGTTGGTCTGACACCGTCGCCGGCACATCCCACGGCACAGCGATGCCTTCGATTGTGCGACCGTCGCCACGTGTCGAGATATCCCAGTCGAAGAACTGGCGCACAATCGTCGGCTGTGTGTCAGTCATCGAACGGGAAAGCCTGCGGTCAATCATGGTCACTCTCCTTCTGTAGATTCTGGTTCGCCCGAGCCTGGTGCTATCAGCTGCACCGACGACAGGCCTGTGTGGCTGCCCAACAGGCCAGCCAGGTCACCGTCCACAGCAGCAGACACCGCAGCGTCAGGTTCGAACCCTGCACGGTGCAACGTCTCAATGATCGACGCCTGCGACTGCAAAATGTCTGCTGCCTGCGTGCGGTCCTCCTGCAAAATCATCACCCTGCGCGGGTCAAACGTCAGCTCGACAGGGCCGGCAGGTCGCTGCAACACCATCTCTGCTGCTGCACAAAACGATTCCATGTGGGGCACAAGGAAACCGTCAGCCCACAACCTGCGCGCACTGTCATAGTTCCCGGCGTTCAAAGCCGAACCGCCCAAACCCTCACGGGTGCCGAGCATCGTTGACGGCACACGCGACCTGACAGCGATGCGAGTCTCAAACCCTCCTTGCAGATCACCCATCCGCAAATCACCCAACGAACTACCGACCACCTGCACGTCAGTGCCATGCGACAAATAAATGTTGCGCCAGGCGTTCGCCGAACCCTGATACTTCGACTCGAACAAATCGCGCCACTTAGAGAACTGTGCCTCGCTCAAACCCTCAGCCGCTTTGACAACCATGTTCGACGTTGCAGCGTTCGCAAAAAACTTTTTGTATGTGATCCGTGGCCTGACCATCAGCAGCGATGTCGCGCAGAATGGCAGTCACCCACGACTCACCCAACCACGGCCACAACGGGTGCGGCTCAGGTGCCCAATGGATCACTTCGGCGGAGGTGTACAGCTCAGGTTGCACACCGTTGTCTCTGCCACCTGGCCAGTAGATGAAACCGACCTTTGTAGCGTCCGCGGCGAAACTGGCAGACTCAGGCAGCTCATCCGAACCGAGCACAATGTCAACCCAGTCAGGCCGCAACTGGTGCAACGTGCCCGCAGCCGTCAAACGGGTGTAACTGTTACCGCCCAAACTGGCATGCCGTTCACACAACGCCAACCACTGCGGGCGCCTCATCGAACCGGGCCGCTCGAAAGGCGCCAACGTTTCGTTACCGAACAGACGGCCAGGCCTATCGCCCGACTCATTGCGCCACTTGAACCGCATTTGTGTCATCGGCAAAGACCTGGCCACAATCGCAGCAGACACCGGGCCTGACTGCTCATGAACGTTCGCGACTCTGTCTTCGAACCCTGGCCCGACAGACACCGCCGGCGAACCAGCCATCGAAGTATTCAACTGATGATCGACACCGTTGAACGTGAAAGACCCTGCGTCGAGTCCACCAGTGAACCCGGCCATGATGGCCTGAGACCTGACCAGCCCAGCACCGCGCACACGATCCAGAATCGACATCTGTCCCTAACCCTTCGGCGTTGCCGTTAGCACAGAACCAACATAGACGCTACAGACTCCGCAAAAGCCGATGGCAGCCGCCCAACCGAACGCAGACCACAACGCAGCCACGACCATGCCGACACCCGCAACAGTGAGCACCACAGCCGCTGCCAGCGCCACAGTGCCAGGTTCAGGTTTCAGTTTCATTAGTCCACCATGATCCACGGCTCGGCTGTCTCGGCAACATCGTAGGTGGTCACAGCCAAATGCACAGCCAACACAAAAGCGATACACGCATCAATCAACTCATCAGACTTAGCTTTCGACAAAGACCAGCCAAACCTGTAATGCCGTTTCGCGGCACCGTTCACATGTCTGGCGAACACCTCGTGCCATCGTGCGCGACCAAACCCGAAACGATCAGTTCCCAAGCCATCGAACATTTGGGCACCATCCGCTGTGGCGACTGTGGTGCGTTCACCATCGGCAAACCCTCATCAGCCAAATCTGCCGCCGACTGCTCAAAGAAAGCAGGGTCATAGCTGACACCCTGCACGTCGAACATGGCAGCCAAATCGCGGACATGTTGCCTGACTTCGCTGTGGTCAATGATCCCATTCGGACCCTGCTCGAACACACGGCACCGCGACACCCAACGGTCACCAACCAAACCCACATAGTTCACAGACGTACTGTCGTTGCTGTGTGACGCATCGACACCCAACCACACCCTGCCACCAGGCTGCACAGCAAGCCCGCTGTCCTGACAACGCGCCCAAGCACCAGGCCTGTCAGCCAACCAGCTGAACGCTGTCTGCTGCACCCACCTGCCCAAATGGAACCGTTCGAAGTCTTCCAACGGAATCTCATTGAACCTGCGGCACAGCCGCTCAAGTTTGCGGTCATCAATACCAGGGTTCGCTTCGATCAGAGCGGCACGCAAAACGGTGCCCAGTTTCACAGGGTCCGTTTCCGTCAGATCATGCTCGAGTGACGC